GTAAAGGATAATAACGAAGTTGAACAACCGGTATCTTTCCATGATTATAGGGATTTTCAATATCTCTAAGTAAAATGTTGAATTTTGGAGCAAAGGTTATCCACCTGTCGGGTCTATACTCAGTTACCACTTCAACTAGAGGGAATACAGAGTCTTGTTTATATTGTGTACCTGTTAGCGTCTTAACTCTTGATTGATAATTGCTGTCTGGTAAATTGCCACCAGATTGTAGATTCTTTTTTAATTCGTCCAAGTTCTTGTACTTTTCATACCCATAAGCTTCATTCTGGCTTACAAGTTCATCTACAGTTAAGAAGTCAGATACTTGAAACCACTGTGCATCTTTAATACCTTTTGAATTAGGGTCAATTCCGCAATTACGAATATCTTTAGGTAAGAATTCATTACCATCAAATAATACTTTTCCATCTTTATCTTTAATTGTTTTCCAACACACCAAAGCAAAAGATGATCCAAATAAACGTGAATCAGTGTCCATTCCTGACCATTTCTGCAACATTGAACCTTCATGATTGGCAGAGTCCCATTGGTAGTCCAAGAGAGAGTTATTAAGACGTGCCTTAAGCATATCTCCGCCCTCTCTTGGTACTAAACGCCCCCTAAGTTTATTATTCATAAGGCGAGCATTTTTTTCAATTAACACCGTCCTTATTCTTGGGTCGTGAACACGACTAGTGTAGGGCCAACTGTCGGGGAGTTTCCCCCAATAAGCATCTATAACAGCATTCCATCCATTCTTTCGTGTCATTCTCTGATCTCTGTCCTCTGTCCAACTAGAGTAATGCCCCAAAACATCACTTAAAATATCTTCTTTATTTGTCATACCATGATTTTATTCGCCCTAAGTCTCGGTTGACAAGTTCCTTCAGGGTTAAGAAATCAACTGCATGATTCATCTTAGCCAACCATAAACACCGACTACAAATTCTTATAAATTCACATGGAAACAACTCAAACATGTATGGGCTATCAGTCATAGGATGGTCTAGTCCACATGATTGGCAAGTCCACACTGGATCACTTTGCGATTTTATCAATCCTCTACGCCCTCCACCCCACCTACTCCAACCTCCAGTTACCTTCTTTACCGTAGTAGTTGTAATGATTTTGACACCTTTCTTGTTAGCCATCTAGTCTATAGGGGGTTGAGTCAATAATTGGATAGTATTCATCGGATTTTCTATAACTCATGGCAAAGTAACGCACCATATCCATACAATCATCATTCACTTTGTAGGGAGCTTCTTTAATAGAGCTATCAGCACTTTTATTTTCCATCCACCTATATCTTTCAAACTCATCAGCTACCCATTCTAAATCCTTATTAAACATCAAAGTTGGTTTACCAGTATCTGGTCTTACTTTGAGAAGTTCGGCTACTTTAACGATTCCATTTTTAACTGAATCTGGGCCTTTCTCTACAGGGCTAAAACTTATACCCATTTCATTCAATTGTTGAATACTCATGGCTTGAGCTGAATCAGCTACAGGATTAGTTATTACCTTACCAGCATCTTTAACTCGTACAATATCTGCTATCTGGCTCTCCACCATTCCCTCTTTATAAAACCCATCATATAAATAAATAGCAGTTTGATCGGGATTAATAGCAAAATATCCTAAAGCACTCTTGTGACCATACCCAAAATCTAATGCCCTAGTATAAGTCCAAGTAGAATCCATGTAGGGAACAGTCACCATGTGTATGTCTCTATTGAAATCTTTGTAGATTAAACCCGACATCTTTCTAAACTCACCCATAAACTCTTGTGCAAAACTGTCTTCATCCATCTCTTTCTTTGCCTTGTCCAACTCTTCTTTCTCTATATAGGGATTATCATAAGATGTGAAATGAAAAGAGATAAAATCCTCGTCTTTAGTTTCGTATAAGTCCTTGAAGTGGTTAAATCCATTCGGGGTAGAGATAAACCACACCGAAGATTTAGAATCAATTAATGTAGGCCTAATAACCTTCCAAACATCATCCCATTTGTCTATGAACGCCGTCTCATCAAACACACAAAAGTCTATTCTGACTCCTCTTAGTGAATCAGGTTCTTGAGCTCCTTTTAACATAATCTCAGAGCCGTTTATTAAAACAAACTTTAATTCTGTTTCGTTCTTACTCAGTATTGCTTCTTGAGGAATTAAGTCTCTAAGCATTGCCCACATAATTGACTTAGATTGTTTATAGTTGGGACTTACATACCAAACAATACTTTTCTCATTCTCTGTTGCGAATCTAAGCATCTCTATCGAAACTAGATATGATTTACCAGCTCTTCGACCACAATTAATGACTTTATATCTATGTTTATCTTTTCTAACTGTACTCTGCCAATTACTTAGTTGAATCGTTTTCACTGACATTTATTAAACCTTTTAGTGATAAACTACCTGATAACTCATTTGATTGCTTTGGCATACCGTCTACTCTGTTTATTAAATCTCTTATTAGTTGTGCATCACCCTCTTGGATAGTCTGTTTAAAATAGCGAGCTACTAATAAATCAAGGTAGGTTTTAGTTTGGTCTGGTGGACATTCTAATAGTTTCTTTTTAATCTCACCTACTACTGAAACTGAACCTACCGGCCTACCATTAGGATTACCACTAACACCCTTCTTGAATCGAGTATCTTTTTTCTGTTGTTTGCCTGTTAAATCAGAGGTGTTATTTTCTGCCATTCTTCCTCCTTACCGATAAACTTTGCATAACGCTTTCTAATTACGTCGATATATTTTGGATCAAGTTCCATCATGTAACAATTTCTATTAGTTTGTTCACAGGCGATGAGGGTAGAACCTGAACCACCGAATAGGTCTAAAACTATATTTCCACAGTTAAATTTCTTAAATGTCCATATCGGTAAAGAAACAGGTTTTTGTGTTGGGTGAACTCTGTTTATTTTCTCTGATGATTGAGTAAATTGACGAATGACACTTCTAAAATTAGTCCAAGCCAATTCGCAATCTGTTTGGTCAGAGTCACCATTATTTTTATCCCAAACAATCCAACATTCAGAATTAGGTAAAATTTCAGAATAATAATTTGCACCCCACCAAACCTGTTTTTCTATATCTAAACTTTGACACAATTCAAATGATTTTAAGGCAACATCAACATTATCATCTCCTAATATATCTGTTTTGTATTTTTTCTTTAAAACACCACTCCCACTAACAGCATTCATTCCATAGGGCGGGTCAGTAAACACCATGTCCGCTTTCTGCCCATCCATCAACTTCTCCACATCTTCAATCTTAGTACTATCCCCACACATCAATCTATGTCTTCCTAATTGATATACTTCGCCTAACTTTGATATTGGTTCTACTGTTTCATCTACTTCAGGTGCTTCATCTTCTTCCACTTCTTTTTCAATTTGTAACTCTTTCTCATCAAACCCCCACGCCAATAACTCATCAGTATCATATTGAGTTGATAATTCATCAAAGTTCCAATCACCAAATGATAAATTATCCTCAACTATAAAACGTCTTATTTCTTCAGGGGTTAGTTTGTCGGCAACTTTTATCCATTCATCTTTAACCTCAATACTTAATTCTTGTAATGCTTTAAATCTCATATTACCACCCAAAATTATCCCGTCCTTATCAACCACAATCGGTCTAAGTTCCAGCATTTTAGGGAAGTCTTTAATGGATTTTTTTAGCTTTTCCAACTTATCCTTATCTATCTTTCTTGGATTACTCGAATTTAACTTAATCTCCATAACTTATTCTACCACTACCCGAAGATAACTTCACCTGCCTCACCGCCCAAATCTACCTTCCCCATCACCCCTTCCAGAAATTCCTCGCCCCCAATAATCAACCCCTCAAAAAACTCTCGCTTTTCCCCAGTCAGCTCCACCAGCTCCCCCACCACCTTCTCACAAGCATCAAACAATCTTCTCTTCTGCCCCTCACTGGCCACCCCATAAACCCTATTTACCTTTTTAAGCTTTAACAAAAGTTCAACTATTCTTTTTTTATTCTCCATAAAAAGTTGTTAATTTTTAACTCTTTTTTAATACCTTTTGCAAACGGGTATATATATATATTTTGCAAAAGGTGCAAAATATATATAATACCCTATACCTTTTGCAGAACCTTTTGCAATTTGCAAAAGGTATATTTGCCCATAGTTTCCACAAATCGTCTAACCTTTTGCAAACCTTTTGCAAGATTGCAAATGTGGATAACCTTTTGCAAAAGGCCTTTGCAAAAGGTCTGTTTTTCTCTTTCATTTTTGTATGTAACTGATACGCATCCCATTTCTTATTTTCTCTAGTTGGTTGTCTTCTACCATTTCCCTTATAACAGTGTCTGCTGTTCTTTGGCTAACCCCATTCTCAACACAGTAGTTTATTAACTCTTTTCTTTCAGTGGTTGGGTTCTCATCAAAGAACCCCATTATCAATTCTTTTGCCATCTCTGCCTTACCTTCTTCGTCATAATACTCACCGTTAAACTTCACCTCGCTAACGTATGTCTTGTCGGGGTTATAAACCATTTGCTTTGTTACCAATTCAACTTTGAATGGCTTTAGCTTTTCACTATCTCCGGCTTTGAACTGCTCTAGTACAAACTCATTCTGTGTTTTTGGTACGGCAAAGACCCTGAATCCGCATATAAGCTGGGCGGTGATGTTAGTGCTACCCCTTACCCTCTGCGAGCT